TTACGCTGAAGCTCTTCAATCTCTGCTGCGGTATCGATGATGTCGGCCATGGTCAATGCTCCCGGAACTGTCGGTTAATTCGGTTGAAGGTGAACGCCAGCAATAAAAAAGGCCGTTTTAGCGACCTGGTGATTTGCGATTTCACGGCTGTATCCACCCTTTACCTTTGACGTGCTGAATAACTCCAAGCTTCCTGAGTGACTGGAGGCGGCGGTCAAGGATGCGGAAGACGTCCATCGGGTGCTTTCCTTCTGCTTCAGCAATGACGAGGCACTCCTGCCTGACGGAAGGGTTAAATATCTTCGAAAACGAGGTTGGCTGAGCGCCGATAGCGCTTAACACTTCGCTATCCAGTTTCGCGTATTTGGTCACGATTCAACTCCGAAGCGGCGATTAAGCCGACCTGTGTATACGACGAACTCCAGAAGGCTAACTCCCAGAGCTTCAATTTTCTTGTGATGCTTATTGATGATGGGAGGATCAGTTTCGTTCCAGTTTGGCTTTGGCTTCTTGCGCATGGCCTGCTGGATTTCATCGGTGCAGCGGCGGCAGGCTGCGCGGATGGCGTTGTCTATTTCTGGCGTCATGCAGCCTCCCGTCGGGCGAGAAGTTTCGTCCCGAAAGCCATAAGCTCGTCCCGGTCCACAGTTGCGAAGTGGCAGTGTGTACGCGGGTACGATCGCCAGATAATGAGCATGCTGCCTTTATTATTTCCGCTGACTGGCTTACCGGTGACCGGGTTGATAAATGCCAGCCGCCCAGCGGTGATGAAGCGAACCTCACTGGCAGTCTGGATTGCCTCCTTGAACCAGCCAACCGAAGTGTCTGCCGGAACCAGCATGACCGTGCCGATCTGATTGGCGCTCTCGGCAGCGGCCTTCTTAACGAACGGCGTGATATCGCTGTATGGCGGGTTCAGCCAGACGTAGCCAGGAACATTCAGGTAATCAGCCCATGGCGTTTCCAGCGTGTTCTGCTCGGCGGTGATGAACTTCCTGCACAGTGTGTTATGCGGTGCTGCGGCGGCATCAAGCTGGAAGCAGAACTCAGCATCAAGGGAAGCGAAGAGGGCGGGTGGAGTGCGCCAGAGGTCGCGTTGGTCAGGCGGGGTTTTACTTCCACCATAATCACCATTCATCTTCTCGGCTGGAAGCGCAGCGGAGATACGCTCGCCAATCCATCGCATTACCGGTACCGCCATGCTATTGCCGATAGCTTTGTAGCGCGGCCCGTCCGGGCATTCAGCAGCATCATTTCCGCGCCATCCGATCAGTGTGTGATCGTCCGGAAAACCCTGAAGGCGCTCACACTCAATCGGTGTTAGGCGGCGAACCTGCATACCCCACCCGATAGCCCTTACACCCATGCCTGCACGGCCGCCATTCGGCGTCAACAGCGCGTTGGCTGTGCCGTCATTTCTCACCTCGACCGTACTTCCTTCTGAGCGCCCACGGATTGCCAATGTGAATGGTTCAGTAACTATCGCGTTTTCCTGTCCGTTGTTGCGCCCAAGAGTGTGCGCCAGTTCTCGGTTGGTGTCAGGATCCTGCGTACCGTGCACTGCGAAAGTTTCCACTTCAAAGTCTATTCTCTGTCCTTTCGCTGTCAGGCAGGCTGCAACATCGATGTTTCCACTGGTATTTCCGCCGCCGAAAGCCACAACTGGGACACCTCTCCCGGTTCCGTCCTCACTGCCATCAAACCCTTCACCCTTTAATGTGTTGCTAACGTCACCATTAGCGCACTCAGCTGTCAGGTGTCCTGCTTGTGCCTGATTGTCGTCAGCGCCACACGTTCCAACGCCTCGTGCAGTAAGGGCGGCAACAGCCTTTTGCGTTTCTCTGCGCGGCGCAGAATCCCGGCGCACGCTGTCGAGCTCAAAAAGTACCTTTGCGGGATCGAATCCTTTTCGAGCACTTGCGACAACGAACACACGGCGGCGTCGTTGGGCCACTCCGAAAAATTGAGCATCAAGGACGCGCCAGGCGATAACCCTTTCTGGTCCAGACACACAACCAGCGTGCGTCCATTTTCCCCCTGCTGGCTGCAACTCACTGCTTTCTCCGGCAAGTCCTGCCAGAAAGCACCCGAAGGCATTGTCTTTGCTGCTGAGCACGCCGGGGACGTTTTCCCAGACGATGATTGATTCTGGTTCACCGCGTTCGCGGCGTTTTGCGTCGATTGCATTGGCTAATTCCACGTAAGAGAGGGTTAACTGGCCTCGGTCGTCAGACAGGCCTTCACGTAAGCCGGCGATGCTGAATGCCTGGCAAGGCGTACCACCGACCAGGACATCAGGCGCTTCAATTTCACCAGCGCGCACCGCATCGGCGA